GGCAACTCATGAACTGTAGGCACCCATTGGTTGCCCAACAGAATACCTAACAGTAGAAGATCCAGGGATACCTCTATCTAATTTAGATTGAGGAACCCAGAAATTTCTATCTGTAAGGAGATTTCCCCAGCTTTCCGCAAAAGACCCATCTATATCATCTTTAAAAATGAAATGGATAAGTCTTTTTTGCAAATGGAGAGGAAACCGGTCCGTTGCTGCAGATAAATCCATTGATCAAAATTTGTGAGAATTTGTAAGATCTCAACTATGATAAGGATCTTGAGTGTAAGTCCTATCACATGGTAACCTTCGAATTAAATTCATAAGGTCATCATGCACAGGACGTAAAAATAATTGTGATATACCATCTAACATGGCAATCACCCTTACTTTACATTCAGAATCCATTATAGTTGAAAGCTTTCCAGTAAAAATCTTTTCTTTAGGGAAAAGATCTAACTCTCAAGCTTTCTTATAAACTCCACAAAATCAATCAAAGCCAGGAAGCGATGTTAAACGGGAAATGTAGTGCATTTGATGATAAGATAAGCATAAAGCTGATCTTAAAATATTTAATGTACTTTTTCCCTGAGGTCCACCTTTAGTTGATAAGAAAATATTCTTTTCATCTCAGGTTGGCAGTTTGGCATTTAAATTAAATACACTAACAAATTCTTTTATGATATTAGACGGTATAATATACTGTTTCTTAACATAAGAGGGATTTGAGATTGTGTCTAATGGAATACCATCTGTCATGGACATCTTTTTAACATACTTCTTGAGGTTTTTGTTAAATACGTATAATTTGTCAAAGGTAATTGTTTTCCCAAGATTTAATAAAGTAAGCGCTAAGCGCTTATCCATTAAACTTTCGGAATCAATATATTTTTTGAGAAATAATACACATTTAGGAAAACCTGATTTATCTAGGCCTATACTCATCGTATTTGTTAGTAAAGCTTCGCCACACATATATCTTGTTACATGCAGTCGTACTTGTTTAAAGTATTTAACCGCATGCTCGAGACCTTGTGTTTTGATGATTTTACACCAAATATGAAAGTATTGACCAATAACACCTAATACTTGCTTTTTATTTTTAAAATAAATGAGCATGAACAGAGTCTTAATAATATTATAAAGATTTTTGTTCATAAATTAGTTTTAGGTTGTTTATTCCTCTACTTAAGCTATTTGTTAAATATGTTGAATACTTGAGGGGACATTGTTCCCCAAGAATTTAATTTATTATACGAATAGTTCAAATCACTCATTCCCAAAAAGGTGTGAGCCGATATTGCGTATACCTTAGCTGGTGTTTCGTTTCCGATTACCAGTTTAACTGTGTATATCTGCGACTATATACCACTTAGGATATGAAGTAAACAATATTTAGTTTTGTCATCCTCTCAGGATCTTATGAATCGTCACGTTGCTTTTAAAACGTGGTAGCATAAGACCCCTAAAGGGTAGCCAACCTATAATATCTAACCATTTGCACTTTTACATTAAACCTTATTCTTACATGAATAACTTAGTGTTTAAGTAGGAAGCAAAGAAAAGAAAAGTTGTCACTATCTAACTCTACGAGAAGATAGTGGAACGGAGAATCCCTTCAATAGGATTTTTGTGAGGCGTACTGCCCTAAAGGCAGTGCGGGGTCTCCGACCCAGTTAACC